TTTCTGGATCTGAAAAGACTGGCGAAGCTGGTTGATGGTTGCGGCCGTCGCCGTGCTGAGGTCAGCGTAAAGGTTGGACGGGTACATGTTGTTTGACGCCGTCGACGCAGTGGCGTTTGAGTGCATGTTACCCGAACCGCCAGAGACGCCAAGGATCGTGCCAGATGCCGGCAGGTTGCCCGAGCCAGCCTGCCGAAGCGTCATTGGGTTTTGAACGCCGGTGTACAGCTGGGTACTGGCGGTTTTAATAGTCGCCGTGGTACCAAGCGGCAAACTGACCGACGGACCCTTCTGCGGCCAAGGCAAGCATGCCGTGAAATAGTCGTGGCGCTTACCGCGCCGAAGCATGTTGAAGTCGGTGTAGTTATCCGGGCCATTGCCCTTCGGGACTGGAACGGAGTTCTGCAGGTTTTCATCGCGGAACCATTGGTTCCAGATGAGGTTGTAAGCCCGGTGAAAGAGCGACATGTGCTCGACAGTGGCGCCGCCAGCGACCTGACCCACTGTCGGAAGGCCCATGTAATCGTGAAGGCTGGAAACTTGATAGCCACCAGCCGGAGAGGTCATCTTGGGCGTGACATAGCTAATGGAATCAGCAGGGTTGTCCTGCTCGCCCATGAACCGCTGCCAGTTGTCCCAAACCAGCCGGTTGGGGACGAAGAAGAAGAAAGAATCGAGATAGACGTTGTCCATGATGGGGAAGATAGGTGTAGCGAGACGGGCAAATGCCGTCATCTTGAGAGAGAACGTATCGCCAGGCAGGACTTCATCAAGGTATACCGGAATGAGAATGCCTGCGTCGAACGTAGTTTTGTGTGACGTTTCGATGCGAAACGATGAGCGCGGGATATCCGCGCGTGGAACCATGGAGAACTGATGAACGTTGACACTACGGTTTTTGAATGACATGGAATGCTCCAGTTAAGTCCGGGGGCCGCCTATTCGGCGACCCACCGGTACCGCCTGATATGGCGGATTGGTTTAGCAGGGAAGGATGTGTGGTTTAGCCTGCGTCAAGCGCGCGGCAAACCTGATACGGGGCACCAGTTTCAAAGAGGCCGGTTTCCGCGTTGAACATACCGAGATGATGAAGCGTGAAATCTTCCGGGTGCTTGTGCAGCTGGGACTCCGGGTTCCGAGCTTCATCGAGAAAAATACGCACCGCTTCTGGAATGGTGCGTGCGCAGAACGGATTACCAAACTCGTTCAGTGCTTGGTCACGAATCGTGAAAATGTTCATTGTTAGGTCCTCGAAAAAAGATTGATACGTGCCGCCGCGACTTCCGCCTTGTCGGCTAATCGCTGGGGCGTGTTGTCGTCCAGATACTTGTCTGCCTCCAACATGCGAAGCAGTTTGATGTGTTCGAATTCGTCGGGATTCACCTCCTCATAATATTTGTCGTAGTACTTAGGGGGTTTGGCCTTGTGGCCGTTCACGACGACATAGTCGTTCGGGTAAATGTCGCTCTGATATTTCTTAACGAAACCTTGCCCGATTCCGGGCTTGAGAGACATATGGTTGAACTCTGGCGTTAACTGATACTCGCCGTGTTCGTCGAACCTCCTGTAATGAGCTTCGGCGGCTTTCCCGGTGACTTTCGTCACACAGTACCTTGCAACATAGGCGGCCGACTCAAATGTGACGGCGCCTGTTGATGCATGTCCTAGTGGCCAGAGACGGGAAAGGAGTTTTGATGTGTAAATGTTCTCGCCTGCGTCTGTTTTCTTGAAGTACTCTTTGTCCGGGAAGTCATACCCGAAAATGAGCGCGTGGTAATGCGGACGCTGGTCGCGAGAACCGTATTCTCCGGCCATATAAAACCGGAGTTTCGGCTGCGTCTTTTTGACTGCTTTGCGAAACCTCCTCATGAATTGTTGAAACTCTGGATAGTCCAGTTGGCCGCGAAACGGGAGGTTTTCCGGAGAGTAGGTGAGCGTGACAAATGCATTGTCCTGATGCAGCGCTGCCTCATGCATACACCTGACAGCCCACTGACGGGACCGCTCGAGGCGGCATCCGAGGCATTGACCACAGGGGAGTGTGAGAGCAGAAACGACACCACGTCCGGGGACCTCCGAAAAGACCACTTGGCCGCTACCCGTACGGTACGCGGCCAAGGGGTGAAAGCAGGGCATTTGCTGTAGCCCTAGAGACGAAAGCCTCCGCGCATGGGAGGACCAGCCATGTTCGGGGCCTTCGTGCGTTGGCCATCCTTCCGGAACGAACGGGCGGATTTGGCCTTATTGACAGGATTGCGATGTTTCATCGTTGCTCCTTTGTGCGGTGGTAGGGACCACCTAGCCCAGTTACATCAAGTGACTGACTGGGCTGGCGGCGTGTACGCCGCTGGCTCGATAACCGGATTCTGGACCTCGACCTTGATGACAGGGTCGGGGACCGGAGTCTTGACCAAACCAAGCTCTCGCGCTTCTTCGAGGTTAGCGGAATCTCCGAGAAAGTCCATGAGGTTTTGCGGGTCGTTGTCGAACCGTTCTCGAAGGTCAGCCGGAATGCGAAGAAATTCCGCTTCTGCTTCCTTAATGAGGTTGACAGCCGTGTGATAGTCTGAAACGGCCTCAGTGAAATCCTCGAATGTCGGCATCCGGATGTTGTCCGGAAGCTGACCGGTCAAGCCAAACCGCTTGACAATGGTGTTGATGTCTGATTCATCTTTGAACTGCTGTTGAGCGAGCGACGGATCCTCGCACGCGAGACCAGACAGCTCGCTGGCTGCGTCAGTATCGTAGTTGTAGGCCGTGCGGAGGTGAACCTCGGCTTCGACCAGCTCGCCGTCTTTGTTGAGATATTTCATCGTCTTCTCCTCGTGCGTTCTCGCACTGTTTCTACTTCGGTTTTACCGGTACGGATGGTGTGGTCGCGTGAGTACTCCTGTTCCACGGACCCTGATGCGGCTTTGACGCCTCCAATAATGTCAGAAATAAGCCCAGTGACACGCTGTGCACTGTTTACATATGGCTCGGCTTTGCCGACCCATGTGCGTTGCTTGGCGGCTTCATTCTCTGCTCCAGGCACCTCGAGCTCGGCCAGATTCGATTGAACCGCATAGAGCCTTGTGCGGGCCTGCGCTTCGGTGATTTTTTGGCGCTCGAGGTCTTGCTGGATTTTGACTAGTGCTTCTTGAGCCTCCTGAAGTTTGCCGGTAATGGCGAGCGACTTGCCCCGCGTTTCGTTTAGCGCGATTTCGGATTCCATCTTATCGATAGCCCGAATAATTTGAGGAATCTCATGCACGATTTTTACCGTGCGCTGACGTGACTCTGACGCGCTTGCGCGCGTCGCGTCGGTTTGAGCGTGTACATAACCTTCCTCTGCTCTTGTTTTGGCTGCCTGAGCCTCCGTCAGCCGGATACCTGCTGCGGCTTGGGCCGACTGGATGGCCACTTGAGCAGACTGATTTTTCTGCATAGACGGCATCGGACTGGAAGCGGTAGAGCCTGAACCCGGACTGACAGAGCCGGCAGCACCGAGGGAAGGTGTCGTAGCACCTCCGCGGGAATAGGCAAGCATCGGGTTAAGTCCGGCGGATTTGAGGTCACCGACGGCACGCTGGTAGCTGGTGTCCGACATCTGCTGCGACCACAGCCGCGCCTGATTGATTTCGTAGTTGTTATAGTTTTGGGCGTGTTGCACCTGTTCAGCTTGGAAATTGCGGTTGAGTGCCGCCTGAGACGCGTTGAACAGCCGAGCCTTCTCGGCCTCACGCGCTTGAGCGGCGTTTACTTTGTCGGTGTTTTCGCTCTCCATCCATCCACCGATGAGGGATGAAGCTATATCAGTCCACGACATGTTAGAAGTGGTCGATTAGGCCCGGAACCGAGTACATCGGCATCGGGCGCGCTGCGTTGATGGAGAAAATACTATCGAAAAGAATTTGCTGGCCGTTCGCACCAGCACCGACGGCAAGGACGCGGTCCAATGGTGGGTTCTCCTGAATGAACGTTGCATTGAGCGTAGGCAGCGAAGTGAAACGCTGCGCGAGATGCCAGCCGTCAATTGTGCCTGCGCTGGTCGACTTGAATAGACCCGATATCTGAGAGGGGTGATACCGATATTCAGCCCAGCGTTCCTGGTAACCGAATACCAAGTCGTCGTTCGCATCGCCGCGAATGTAGATCTCTTTATTGAGAACTGCCTGCTCGCCGAGAGCTGCAAAGACCGGAAAGTAGTAATCATAGCGAGTACTCCGAGAGAACATCTTGCGAAGTCCCTGCTGGTAGTTGAGATCGGCTCGCACGCTGACGAGCCCGATGATCATTCCGTGCTCTGTGAACGACTGTCGGAATCCGTGTCCGTTTGCGATCGCGGTGCCGATGGCGGAAAGATTGCCGAGGGGTGTGCTTCCACCAGTGACGCCCGTCGCCGACGTCTGAGCAACCGGATTAATATTAATGGGAGTGCTACCGCCCCCAAGATATTCAGGTCGCTGCAGTCGAGCGTCTGGGGACATAACGCCAAAATGGCTTCGCACAATTTCAATGTATCGAGTGCCTCCACGTGCGTCCCTTTCTAACAATTTCTGGATCTGAAAAGACTGGCGAAGCTGGTTGATGGTTGCGGCCGTCGCCGTGCTGAGGTCAGCGTAAAGGTTGGACGGGTACATGTTGTTTGACGCCGTCGACGCAGTGGCGTTTGAG